AACTCCACAGTGTTTGATGGTCACATCCACAGCGTGGCTCTGTGGGATATTTCCCAAGACGAAGATAACATTCTTGCAATGTACAATGGAGGCAACGGTGACGGATTCAATCTGCAAGAAGACTCCGGCAACTACAGCACATCGGCAAGTCTAGCGCAGTTGTGGCTGTTGGGTACTAGAGGGAGTCCAAACCTTGGCAACACCGTTGTCGGCGCAGGCACTTATCATATGAACATTGAAACCAATCTTACAGACGATGATATCGTTGACGACGCACCCACGGGGTAGAATTACATGGCTAGAAAACGAGCAGATTTTGGAGTTAACTACGGCGGCGCCTACTACAGCTCCAGCGGCCCCGAGATTGTGCAGACTGAGAGTATTCTCATGGACGCCGACACTACGGGAGAGTTCTTGGCAGTTGACGCTGCGATGGCTTGGGTGAACACGTTCTCCATTGCGCTTTGGTTTAAGTCGTCTACTGTATCGGATACCGGCACGAATACCATCTTCGCAGTTAAAGGAGTCCCTGGTGCTTGGAATACTATAAACATTAGTGGAGTGTTCAATACGCCTGTGCATCTAAAGATATTGATTAACGATAAGGACGATGCGGCGATTCAGAACCATACTTGGAACAACGTTATAGACACTAACTGGCACCACGCGGTTTTCACTTGGGACGGGACCGATAGCGGGTTGGTTCTTCACTATGACGGAGCGACACTCGCTCCGTCCTCCACCGCAAACGCCGCAGCGGGTACGAATAGGACGACCGCCAATCAGCGCTTGAACGCAGGAGGAAATTCTGGAGGAGCAGGCAATAGGTTTAAGGGCAACATGTACAGTATTGCCTGTTACGACAAGGTTGTCACTGAAGCTGAAGCTGCTGCCATGTACAATGAAGGAAATGGTCAAGACTTCGACCTCCAGAACGACTCCGGCGACTATGAGTCTTCCGCTAACCTTCAGGACTATTATAGATTTGGTCTCGGTGATGATCATACCGATTATGGATCGAACCGCGGCTTGAACACATCAACCCAGGACATGACGAACTCAGAGGTGGATGCTAGCGATCTTGTGACGGACGCACCCACAGGCTAAGATCAGAACAATTGAATTAAGCTAAAGTAAACCTGAGACGGTATAATTAAGTAGGAGGGTTGCCCTCCCAAAGGAGAAAGGAAATGCCTCTAATCGCTTCACAACTTTCCCGCGTCGAGCTAGACGACGATCGGGTCATCTCTGCCGGCACGCTTCATGTGCTTGGCATCCTAGTGTCCAATGCGACTATCAGCGACGTTGAGGTTGTTTTTAAGAACAACGCTGCGGCTCCTATTTTGAACATTGCCGTTCCTGCCCACGATAGCGTTGAGTTCAGCGCCCAGTGGATGGCCGATAAGGGGCTGAATGTAGCTAGTCTTGGTGATGCCAACGTGGTCGTGACAGTCGCCCACGGTGCTGAAGGCGCCTAAACAAAGGGGCCCTCATGGCTGAAGTAAAGGGCGGTCTGATCGTCAAGGACAAGTTGACGGCTGATGGGAACGTCGATCTCAACAAAGGGTTGGATTCGTCGTATCTAGAGATCAATGATACGAAGGATAGGGGCACCGGAGGAGGTGGCTTTGCTCCGGGGTCATGGAGGACCCGAACCCTGACTACGACCCTCGATAACAATATGGCGTCTGTCACGGTTGATCTTGATAATGATCAATTCACGCTTCCGGCGGGCGAGTACTACATCGAAGCCAGCGTTCCTGGGTACAAGGTTGATTCTCACCGGGGCCGATTGGCCGATGTTACAGACTTCCCTGGAACCTTCGGGGATACAGTCGTTCTTGGCACTTCAGAGAGATCCGATGCCGGAGACGCCACGCAGACAAGATCAGAGATTAGAGGTCGATTCTCGGTGAGGCGATCGTCCACCCTGGAGATCCAGCACTACTGCGAGACAGAGAATGCAATAGACGGGTTCGGCCCCTCCGCCAATTTCTATATCGTCAGCGAAGTCTACACGAACATGGCGATGTGGCAGATATCAGAAACCTAGGGAGAGGAGTAACAGATGGCAGACTACGAAGCACAGGGTAATGCGACAATTCGAAAGTGGGAGCGTGAGGAAGAGCGGAAGAAGGCCAAGGCAGAGGCAGCAGAAGAGAACTTCTCTAAGACCTTTGCGAACCTGCTGAAGCAGGATAACGTCAAGAAGGCCCTCGCCCGTGACGCCAAGAACGCTACTAACAACCCGAACGCGCACAAGAACCTGATGGCTCAGGCTGAGCACGGTACGTCACAGGGCTTGGATGAGGGTGAGATCACTGGGATGGAAGAGCGTCCCTGGGAGGATTAAGATGGCGTTCGGGAGTAAGGACATGGCGATCGAGAATGCTCGTATCGTCGCAAAGCTAGAAGCGCAGGTTGAGAATCTAGAGCTACGGCTCACGGACCGCTCTCAAGAGAACAAAGACCTCCGTAATATGCTTTCAAGAGCACAGGACGCATTGATCGCCAAGGAAGCCCCTGAGGCTTACCGCGATCAGAAGATCGAAGAGTACGAAGCGAACCACGAGATGACGGACGAAGAGAAAGAGCAGCAGCGCAAGGACAGGTTGCGAGCGGAAACGAATGCAACGTATCTGGAGAATATCGAGCAGCCCTTGTTCAAGAGTGCTGACGACATGATTGACATACTTACACGCACGGACAGCGCTCCCGAGGCGGCTTCCCTGCACAACAATGGTGAGTCTTAATGGAAGTAGATAAGCCTAATCGCGGCGGCGTCAACTACAGGAAGCATTTCGAGAAGGGACAGCTTCACCACATCGATAACATCGCTGCTGGTGACGATCAGATTGGCCCCGCGGTGAAGGCGTATGCCGACACCATGAATTCCAACAAGCAGAGCCTCCATTGGCAGCGTTCTGTGCGTTGGATCGAGAATATCTTCTTCTCCACCGGTCGTCAGTACGTTGACGACATTATGGTGTCTCGCCTTGCGAACGGTTCTACCTCTGACGTTGGAGATCTTTCCGTCGTGCAGGAGGGCGCCAATCAGATTCCGAAGCCGACGAATGATCTCCTCGGAAGGTACGTTGAGACAAACGTAGCTCTCCTGACGGAGAACCGGCCTCGACCGCGGGTTACGTCTAAGTCTGACAAGGACGAGGATCAGACTGCTGCGGAGCTTTCTGAGCTGACCCTGGAGTACCTGTGGGAAGCTCTGAAGATGCCGGAGAAGCATCGAGACATGGCGAGACTGATCATGCACACGGGCGTCTGTTTCCTTGAAGTAGCGTGGGACCCGACCAAGCCCCGGAACATACAAGTCCAGAAGATGGAAGAGCAGCGGGACGTTACCTTCCCGGAGGGTACCACAGGTCCCACGGCTAAGATCGTCCCGAGACAGGTTGCCGTCACAGACGACGAAGGCAAGCCGGTCATGGAGACGAACGTAGAGTTCGGTGAGATCACTGCGAACATCGTATCACCTTTCCAGTTCCACACCCCGTCGATCCATGAATGGAACGGCGAGCAGATGGGCTGGTGCCTGAAAGAAGAGTTCGTTGCTATCGACACCCTCAAGGACAAGTACCTGAGGGCTAAGAACAGCGGCGATCTGACGAAAGCGAAAGGCTGGAATCTAGATGCTATTCAGGGTGATGTGGCTGAAGAGTCGATCACCTCCCTTGCCTTGTGGTGGTGGGAACGAATCTCGGAGCTAGTTGAAGGCCCGGGACCCAGCATATACATTGGCTCACCTGATCACTGGGACGGCTACTCGATCGTCCGGACATTTGATCGAAAGCCGTCCCCCAGGTGGCCTAAGGGAAGAACCATCATCACCATCGGTGATCAGGTTCTCTATGATTCCCCCAAGAAGGTTGGAGCCCGTGCGTACGATGAGCGCTGGCCCGACCGTTGGCATCCCTACATTCGGTACCGGTGGGAGCCTCAGGTCACGGGCATTTACGGACGCGCGCTGATCTCCAAGCTCCTCCCGAAGCTGAAGCGAATCAACGCTATCGATACCACGATGATTATGTGGCGCCGTACGGTGCCTATCGCTACGTGGACCGCTCCCAAGGGATCACAGGTGATTGAGGATCTCTGGACAGGCAGGCCCGGCATGATTTGGGAATATGACGCGCGACGTACAGGCGGTGCGGCTCCGGCCCCCGTGTACCCGCCCCCGTATCCGGCCGCTGCCAATCAGGAGCGTGAAACTCAGATCAATGAAATGGAGGCAATTGCAGGAACCGAGCAGATCCTCCGTGGTGAGCGCCCTGTCGGCGTGAACTCGGCTGCGATGGTTGACATTCTGCGGAAGCAGGCCCTCGCGAGTCGGTCTGCCATTCTTCAGTCCTGGGATGAGTCTATTCAAGATACAGGCTCCGCGTTCCTTCAGGAGACGATCCGACACGTAGGCAACGATCCGCGGTACGCTGAGCGTCTGCGGATCCTCGCTCGTGAGAAGCACAGCCACGTTGCGATTGAGATGTTCTCCGGACAAGCTCTCTCGGACAACGTACAGGTGCGTGTTGACACAGCCAGCATGGCTCTCGTCTCCAAGGAGGCCCGTGAGGCCAAGGTGATCGAGATCATGCAGTACCTCCCGAACATCCAGGCGATCGAGGACATCGGCCTACGACAGGCGATCCTTGACGAGCTGGGTCTGAAGAAGGCGTTGCTGCCGAGTGGTCCGGATGTGAGCAGGGCGAAGAAGATGATCTCCCTGATCAAGAACGATCGCATGAGTCTAGTGACGATGATGCCTGAAGACGATCCGAACATCTTCCATGCCATCATCACGAATGAGATCAAGCAGGACGGATACATCTCACTACCGGAAGAGCAACAGCAAGCGCTCATCCAACTTCAGGACGTGTACAAGCGCATGATCGAGCTGCGGCAGATGCAACAGCAACAGCAGATGATGCAGATGATGCAGATGGAAGCAGCCATGCAGGGCGGCGGTCAGCGACCCGGCCCGGCTCCTCAGCGAGGCGGTGGCGGTGGTGGAGGCCCCGGACAATGATTAAGTCCCTGCTGCTGTCCCTGATCTTCGCGTTCGCTTCTATCCATCCGGCAAGGGCAATCGAGGATGTGACAGAGCAGGAGCAGGTTGAAGTGAATGCCTGTTACGATGCTTGTGACGAGTCATACGATGGCAGCAGGTACGAGAAGTCAGGGATGCCGAAATGGTTCTACCGCAAGGCGTGTCTCCCGATGTGTATCGAAGGCATGCGCTGCAAGGAAGTGAACAACGGGCTTCAGTGGGAGTGCAAGTTCACAGAGTCCTAGGGAGGCGAAGACATGCGCGAAGATAGTGTGATCATGTTCTTGGACGATGACCCGCATCGCGCGGTACTCATGTTCCAAAGGATGAACGATCATGATCGCGGTCGAACCTTCTGGGTAGAGACAGCCCAAGAAGCAATCGACATGCTCAGAGATTACAAGGAAAGGCTAGAGTACGTCTTTCTGGATCATGATCTGGGCGGTGACACCAACGTGTACTCAGGCCGCGAGGACTGTGGAATGGAGGTGATCAGATATCTAGAGCATCAAGACCCCACTGAATTCGACTGTAAGTTCATCATACACAGTTGGAACATCGACGCAGCTATAAAGATGACAGAGCGTCTAGCTGCGAAGGGGTACCACGCAACCCAGCAACCGTTCGGAAGTTAAAGGAAAAATCATGCCTAGCAACGCACCGCGACATACAAAGCCCAAGAAGGACGAATACGATAATAGCGTAGCCTATGCGTCCGCGCTCAAGGCGTGGCGAAAGGCCGTACAGCGAGAGCGCGAGACCGCCGCTGGTATGAACGATATCGCTGGTGGCGGGTACGCTGCCACAGACCGGCTTAAGGATAAGGCTGAAGGCAAGCCTACTGGTAGGGCTTAGGAGTATCTTATGAATCCGATGGACATTCTAAATCCGAACTATCTCGGTAAAGAGTATGAGAATCGTGGAACAGACTCCCTCATGAACAAGGGGTGGGGTGTAGCTGAAGTACAGCCTAAGGAAGACGAAGAAGAAAATGGCATGGTCCGCAACGTCCGAAGGGGAGCCGCACGGCAATTCGGCCAGAAGATCGGAGATGTATTCAATGATGAAAACACTAAGCGTCCTATTGACAACAATGGCACTGGTATTCTGCATAGGTACCAGGGAGGCTTCAGCCGCGAATCTTACGGTGGCTAGTGGCGAGAAGACAGTGCTCATGGGCCCTGGAGCTAAGCCCAGTGGCACCATTGGAGCGCTCAGTAAGATTGCGAAGAGCGCCAAGATCAAGGGTCTTGGCCTTCGCGCAAAGCTAGGCAAAGGTGTCAGTGTGCGCGCAGGTATGAGAAAGTACGCCAACGATAAGTCGGGTCCGAACATTCTAGGAGGCCGTCGAGGTCTCACTAAGGGTCGCGGAGCTGGTCCGCGTTTCGAATTCAAGATCAAGTTCTAAGGAGATCGTCGTGCCGAAGAAGAAATTCAAGCAGCTATGTGAGGACAAGCCGGGTGATACACCCTGCAAGGTTCCGGACAAGCCCAAGAAGGATCTGAGGCAGCGCGATCTCAATCAACGGACCGTTGGCAAATCTCTCGGTCGGAAGGACAAGTAATGGCAACGATCGGTAGTCTAGAAGTATTGTCCCAGGGCCGCGCTACCGGTAGTTCCGGAGGCAAGCCTAAGAAGAGGCGGGCAAAGAAGATGCACAATCGAGACGACGGCGCCGAGCACGAGCACGGAGATGGTGGTTGTGAGGTAGGTAAAGATTATGGGTGCCTCCCCTCCGTACCTCCCATGCCTAAGGACGAGCAGGTCCCTATCGATCAGACACCCCGGCAGGGTGGTTCCTACACAGGAGGCGGTTCGACTGGCCCGGCCAGACGCCCTCGCTTCAAGAAGATGACCCCGAACTAAGGAGAAGGAAATGAAGAAACTAGCTATTCTATGTGCGGTCGCTCTAGCGCTCGCATTCGGTTGTGCCAACTGGGCCAACCTGACAGTCGAGCAGAAGTCTGCTCTGGCGTGTGATGCTTCGATCGACATGGTGAAGCCTGAGTGCGCCCGTCTAGACGATCAGGCAACCTGCTTGGCCGCATTTGATGCCGCAAAGGTCGCGTGCCATGCAGCCATCAGTAAGGACGCTACACAGGTGTGTCCAGCTATTCAGGCCGCTAGCGTGAAGTGCGATGCGATCGAGAAGGACTTGGACAGGAGCACTTGCCAGCGTCTCTTTGTGGCGGCTAACGCCGCATGCGTGATCGCGACAGCGAAGCCCGCAGCGGAGTAACCAGTTTGATGCGATGCCGAGTCTTTCCTCCCGGGACTCGCCGCATCAGGGCCGGGGGTGCTTCTCCCCCACCCCCGGCCCCTTCTATCCTAGATTGATCAGTCTATTACTTTATGCTAATTAAAGTAGGAGACGGTATAATTAAGTAGGAAGACGTAACGATTAAGCTCCTGTATGGGCAACCTCTCGTCAAGGTTGGTAAGTCTTGATCAAAACCTTCGACTGCACACTCCACGCGGTCGTAAAATCAAAGGAGATGACACTATGTCAGTTGCGAATGATGATGTTAGCGCGGCACTAGATTCCGTGCTCAACGACGTGGAACCGCAAACCACAACCGAGTCCGCCCCCGAGGTCAAGACAGAAGACGTTGCTTCCAAGGCAGTAGAGGAAGCACTCAAGTCCACCCCGGATACGCAGACTGATGCCACAGGAAAGACCGTACCTTACGATCGATTCTCTGAAGTGGTAGCGCAGAAGAACGCAGCCTCCGAACGGCTCCAAGCCCTCGAAGCACAGTACACTTCTGCAACAGAGCGAGAAGATGGCCTACGCGAGCGTATGGCTGGCCTGGAGCAAGAGCATTCAGTTCTTGAGGCGATCCGAGATCTCGGAAGAGATGATCGGTACTCCGACGCGGTAAGTAAGATTGATCGCGCACTCCAGGGCATCGAAGACGACGTTGAGGCTGCAACGACTACCGAGGATGGCAAGGACGTTGTTGATAACTCGGCCCTACTAAGAGCTGAGCAGGCGTTCTCTGAGAAGACAGAAGAGCTTGAGAGCCTCGTGAATGATCAGAGGGTCGAGGGCCTCTGGGACAAGTCCCAGGACTATGCTTCCGCCATGCTGGATTCGCTACCCGAAGAGTACACGGACACTGACCGTTCCCGGCTGAGCCGGATGTGGACACCCCGTGTGGATTGGAACTCAATTGAGGAAGGTGGTGCCGAGAGCATCCCCGAGAATCTGAACGGTTCCTTTGCCGAGCTGATCAAGGAATACGGCGCACCCCAAGGTGCGGTGGCTCAAACCGCTAGAGACGAAGTAACCCAATCGATCCCCGAGGAAGCTCGACCGAGCACTCCCGAGGCTATCGTAGAAGGCGTAATGGAAAAGAATTGGTCAGAAACCAATGAGGACGGACAGGCCGTTCTAGGTGATGACGAGTTCGCGGCAGATGTTGCCAAGCTCCTGCGTGCTACGAGAACTGGGTAGGGATCAAACCATAGGAGTCTTTTGAAATGGAGACTTTTGCAACACTGGGTGACATGCTTCTTCGACGGTACGTTGTGGATTTCATCGGTCAGATGCAACAGCTTTCTGCTCCGGTCCACTCCCGTCTGAAGGAGAACACCCGGTTTATCCCCAGTGGCGACGGCGCCTATTTCGCAGTCCGCATCGACGGTAATGAGTCGGGCGGCGGCTGGCGTGCCAAGGACGACAATTCTCTGCCGTCCGCTGGCAACGAGCGCATCAAGCAGGCTAAGGTTAGCCCCAAGAAGTATTACCACACGGTAACCTTCTCGGGTCTCGCTGAGGCTGTTTCTCGACGTGGCGGCGAAGACGCTTTCGCGGCGGGAATCACTGATGCCATCAGCAACGCTGTGAAGCGTGCCGGTGCCAACTTCGAGACCAACTTCCTCCGCAGTGATGGAACGGGTCGAATCACCAACGTAGCGACGGGCCCCGCGGCCTCGACCTCCGTTCTGGTGGACGACGCTCGTACCTTCCGTAGCGGAATGGTAGTTGTGTTCCTTGACAACACCTCGGGCCTCCGTCAGGCCGGTCCGGTGACAGTGACGAGCCGTAACGTGTCCACAAACACGATCACGGTTTCCGCCGCGGTTACCGCCTCGACTGACGACGGCATCTATATCTCGGGTGAGCAGAGCGAAGCTGCTGCTCCGGCCGAGAATACTGCCCTGGGCCTCCCGGCACTCGTGAATAACACGGGTACCATTTACAACCTGAGCCGCACGACCTTCCCGATTCTTCAGTCGAAGGTCATCGCCGCCGGTAGCACAAGCCTGGACGAGTCCATGCTTCGCCGCCTGCGCAAGCAGCTCATGATCGAGACCGCCGTCGAGAGCCTGGACGGGTTCGCGATGATTTCCAATCACGATCAGTATGATCGTTATACGGAGATCGCGCTTCCCTTCCGCCGGTTCAACGACATGCGTCTTGAGCTTGGTGCTCAGCAAGAGCTGACTACGTTCGAAGGCCGTCCCTGGCTCGTGACGTGGGCCGCTCTCCCGGATGAGGTGTTCTTCCTCAACCTGGGCGCCATTGAGCGCGGTGTTGTGCGACCCCTCTCGATTGACGAGCGGGTGAACATGGCTTGGGTTCCCGGTCAGGATGCTTTCACAGTCCTCCTCAAGGCGTACTGTGAGAATGTCGGTCGGTACCTGAACCAGAGCGCGAAGATCACTGGCCTGACCCTCCCGACCTACTAGGCCGGATAGTCAACAGTGATGTAAGATGATCCCGGGCGTGGAGTTAATCCTCCCCGCCCGGGTTTTCTTTTACTAGGAGAATCCATGTCTACCATCGGAGCCCTACAGGTCAAAGCCGCTACTCGCGATATTGGCCTTACCCCGAAACCCCCCAGCAAGCCCCTCCCGAAGCCCAAGCTTCCGAAGCGTAAGACTCCCCATATCTGGAGTGCAGAAAGGTACCGCGAGGGACAGGAGCAGAAGTAAGTGGCTGTATCAGCGTACAACCAAGCAGGGCTGCTGAAGAAGAACCCGCTTCTAGGGACTTCCATGGGTAGCGACCCGAATCGCTCAAAGCAAGCCAAGCAATTTGGTGAGCTTCATGAGCGTGCGAAGGGTTTCGCTAACGATAGGGAAGGCTTCCAAACTATGATCAGTGGTGAGTTTGATGAGTTCCGAGAGAAGGGTCTCGCCAATCTCGCCACTATGAACACAGACCTAGGATCCACGCGCACTGAGTTGAAGGGTCACCAGCAGCGTGAGTTCGACATCAATGACGCGATCACTTACGCTAATGAGACTGGATCACTGATCTCTCGTGGCGGCACGCGCGCAGACGCATGGCAGAACCCCCGCACGATTCGAGGTCTAGAATCTGACAACCCGCTTATCGCTCGCGAAGCCCAGCTCTATTGGGATGAGCTAGGGCGACAGGGCGAAGATGAAGGCAAGGACTTCCAGTCCAGCTACATGCAGGGCCTTCGTCCCGAAGACATGATGGGCCGGTATGAGACTGGTTACGGAGAAGCAGGCGATCGGCTTGAAGCTCTCGGCCTGAGTAACGTTGATGATTACGGCTTCGGCACTCCGCTGCGTAAGCGAGCTTCTGCGCAGAGCGCCGAGTACGGCAGTGAGGCCGATCCGTGGTCCCGCCAAAATCCGTGGTTGTTTGATCCCGAAGACGGTTCTATCTGGGATGAAGAGCAGTACGCCTGGACGAATCCGGATACCGGAGAGGTAACCGCCCAGGCAAACACTCAGGGTTCCGATTGGATGAACCGTGGGGATTGGGGCAACATGTCCAATGACCTCGACGGCGACGGTATCCCCGATATCATATTCGACGCCTCAGGCGATATGAAGCCTCTCGGTCAATGGAGCGGTGGCGTACGCGGCGGACAAGGCCGCGGTGAGTACCAGCAGCATTTCGAAGACACGCCTGAAGGTCGCATCGGCCCCGAAGGTCAGACGTTCGTACCCGGAACAGGACATTGGTCCGATACTGGAGACGGCCAGCGCGAGTGGGTCACAGAGAAGGGGCTTTCGGACCCGCTGGGTTACGATCCGTTCGAAGTTCGAGATTTCGGAAGTGAGGACTTCGTTAACGACGAGACCTATTCAAAGAGATTCTTCGATCCCAAGCATGTTGGTCGAGGCAATAAGGGTCGGAAAAGCACAGCCGCAGCCGCACGAATGGCTGCGTACCTTGACAAGATGGGTCTCGACCGAGCTAGCTCTGAGATCGATCTACTTGAGCAGACTCCCAAGACAGAATCCGCGCTCCGCAGGATCGAGGATCTGGACAAGGGAATTATTGGTGGTCGTAAATCACTGGCTGATCGCGCTGAGTTCTACGGCGGATTCTTCAGCTAACTAGGAGTAAACAATGGCAGATATCAACAATCCCCACAACATTAAGAGCACGGCCTCGGTGACGATTGAGGCAGCTCGACAAGTGATCATGATCTGGTATCTAGACCTTCTGTCCGCCTCGGACACCTTTACCGCCCCGCAGCTCGATTCAACTAGCGGCGTGGCTTCTCTGACGGCCGGCATCACGGTTTCCAATAGTGACGCCGACGTTGACGGTGAGGCTACGATCGTGGTCACAGGAGGCGTTGCCGGTACCAAGGCAATCGTCGTGACTACACACGTCGTGGGCTTCACTAATAACCTTGGCATCGATAACGACCTCTAAGATCAGTTAGTTCATTTTAGCTAAAGAATGCCTGAGACGGTATAATTAAGTAGGAGGGTTCCACTTGGATCCCGAGATCAATCACATAATCTTTCCCACCGGTTCTCCTGTCGATGTACAGGGCGGTGAAAAGGTTAAGGCTCCTAAGAAGCTGAAGCGCGGCCTCTTTGAGAAGAACTCTCTTCTTAGAGATCGCAAACTTCAGCCTCTACTTCGAGCGCGTGATGATGCAGACAAGGTGTATTCAAAGGGCTACTTCGAAAACCACTACAAGGATGCGGACAAGGACTTGAAGGGTATGCTGCACGAAAAGGTCATGGATGCCTGGGCAAACTCCATTGGAACCGGTTCGGATAAGAAGAGCGAGAAGGTTGCTGTCGTAGATCCTAAGAAGGGATTGTCTCTGAACATCTCCATTACTATAGGTGACTGATGCCCAACCTGACCGCAGACATGGTTCTTGCCCTCAATGATTGGTCAAGAACTCAACCGACGCTACGCCGCGAATTCGACTATACCTCCTCACAGGGAGTGCCCGGAGCTGCGAGCGATGGACTGGGCGACAGGCTAAACGCAGCCAGCCCAGGATCGGATGATGAATTGGCGACACTAGAGAAACAGGTAGACTTTACAAGCAGCGACACGGTTGTCTATCAAGGCTTCGCTGACCCTGGGTCCCTAACCAGTCAGGCAGTGTGGCGCATCACGAAGACAACTTTCACTTCGAACTCTCCCAACTCAGATGATGTTGAAGTGAGATTCGCGGACAGTAACAGCAACTTTGACAATGTGTGGGACGACAGAGCTAGTCTGTCGTATCTATAGGAGTAATTCAGAATGGCAAGAGTTCAAGGCATGGTAGATGCGGATTGGACCGTTGATCGTGCAACGAAGGTTGTTGCATACATCGGTGATGATCACACACTGTCTGGAGGGTCCCCTTCCTACGCGACCGTGATTCAGTTTCATAGGTGGATTCAGGAGTTCGCGGATCAGGAAGCATTCGATGCGGGTGGAGTTGACACCGATGATGTCGAGATGGATATCATCGACATCAACCCGACCACTCGATCGACGGATAACATTATTCAGTTTGTTAACGGGTACACCGTCACCGCTGTTGAGATCGAGCATCTCTACGACGGCACGATCATTCAGGGTACTGGCATCACGGAAGAGCGCTGGGACGGCATTGTGAACTTCGGTAATGCCACCGCCCACCTTCAGGTGCTTCAGGACAGCGCAATCATCGCTGATGACTTCTGGAACTACGGTCACGAAGCTGGCTCTGAGACCGGTGGCGGTTCTGCCACGATCATGACTGACTCCACCCTCGGCGCTACTGTCGATGAGTTCATCGGTTACACTATCATCAATGTCACCGATGGATCACGAGGAATCATCACCGACAACGACGCGACCACAGTAACGGTGGCTGAGCTGTACGGCGGCACGCTGGATACCTGGACAACTGCTGACGTTCATCACATCGCAATCCCGCTGAATCCTGACGCTGGTCAGGGCATTTCGTCCCGCTGGATGCTCAAGACCCGAGACGAGGGCGTTGACATTGATCGCCGACGTTTGATCGGTACGTCACGCCGCTACGGGAATACTTTCTCAGAGTTCAAGATTAACGGTACCTCACAGGGCAACAACGTATTCGCCCTGGCTGATGCCGGTGACTTGAACAACACGACTTCCTGGGCGACGATTGATGCCCTGGCTGACATCACCAATACTGAAGGCTTGAGACTGCTCGATATCGCGGGCGACGGTTCTGCCAATGAGGAATACTACTCAGAGTGGACTCGTGGTGCGAACACGATCAATATCTTCTACGAATACATGAAGATGTCAACTGCCGATGCTACTGCCGAAACTCTCCAAGCTGAGTCCGGCGAACTGCATCGTGGACCGACTCACTCGTTCCCTTACGATCTTGAGACTGGTGTGCCTGTTACGACAACCAATGTCAAGCATGTTTACGGTACGATGGTGAACACTGGCGTTGTCACCTCTGGCCCGTTTGTGGTCGGAGAGGTAGTGCGAGAGACCGGCTCCGACCTCTGGAGAGGTAGGGTTCTCGGTGTAGATACCGTTGGTACCTCACTCATCGTTGACATTAGAGTAGGCACAGTCGGCAATGCCGAGGCGATGATCGGCGACACCTCTGGTGCGACTGCATCCACGTCGTCCGCACCGACCGGCCTGGAGATTCAAAACTCTGCCGGTGAGTGCAAGGTTTTGGCTCTTGATGATGACGGTGCGACCGGTAACTTCTACGTGCAGACCATCAAGGGTGTAGGTACACTCGACAATACTCGCGTGTACGAGCAAGCCGAGCACACGAAGTATTACGAGTGCAGTGCTGATGCTACAGAGCGGGCGATATCGACTCCGTTCGTTGGTGTATCGACTGGTAGTGCGCTGATTGGCGCTTACGGTCTCGGCATGCTGGCAACCGATACGACATCGGCTGAGACCTTCTTCCAACTTAGTGATCCTACGCCGATTACGCCTCCGAATACGGTGACGTTCGTCGCATCGGGCTTCCTCTCTGGTGATTACGTGCTCTGCACTGAGGACAACGCGGGCGACATCAACCTAGGACAGATGACCCTGGCAACGGACCTGACCGGTGCGGCCGAGACGCTAGTTGTCGTGGTCTCGATTCCGACTGACACACCACTGAACGCAGGCGGCACTCTTGGAGGCATTAGAATCCAACGTAATACGGGATTGTATTCGCTGCACAGGTATACCTCCTTCGATCAGGGTTCCGATACCTTCACCATCCCGGCATCGGATTTCGCTACGGCCGATGACCCTGGAAATGGGAATGCAACGGGTGCGAAAAACGTGTTCGTGTCCTACATTGATCTGGTAACAGCGAGTTCGTCTGAGCAATTCTCGTACGTCTACGGCGCGGGCGATCGAACGCACTTCTTGCGGGTTAGAAATGGCGACACGCCGATTAAGACGGCAGAAGCTACTGGTGTTATGACCACCACAGGTGGAGTTGCATCAGTAAGCACAATCCCCGACGCATAAGCCGGGGGCCTGGGAGGGCCGAGATGAGAGAATGTGGCGAATGTACTTTGTGCTGCACGGTTTTGATGGTACCAGAACTCGACAAGCCGCGAAACACGAAGTGTTCTAATTGCGCTGTAGGCTGCACGATCTATAATGATCGACCGCAGTCCTGTGTGAATTTTAACTGTGCGTGGTTGCAAGGGGCTCTGGCTGAAGATCAGCGCCCAGACAAGACGCATGTGGTAATCGAGATATTGCCGGATGAGAGCGTGGTGCTGGCTTTGGTTGAGTCTGGGCACGAGGACGTTCTTCCTGCCCTAGAGGAAAGCTTCTCCGAGTTCACTGAGCGCGGAGTGTCCGTTGTCGCCACTAATAAACAAGTGCTGCTGGGTAAGGGTGCAGTTCTTAAAGATGTAGAGCGTGCTGTAATTCAGTACGCGCGAGATCTAGGAGTGGTGTAGTGGCTCGACCCGATTATTCAACCAATATGACTCTGCTTGACGGGGTATCTACGGATACTGGGTGGGCCGAGGCTACAGCCTCAGGCTGGACTGCCATCTTCTCTGAAAGTTTCTCTGAAACTGATCTGTTCGTACATGGTACGGCCTGTATCTCAGCCACCGTGAAAACCGGTGTGGGCTCATTCATGTACGACGACGACTCAGGTATAACGCTCGGCACAGATGACGCCGTACTCATGTGGATGTATTACGGCGCACCCAATACGCTTGACACCGAAGCGAATGGCGGTATCCGGCAGATCATTGGAGCAACCACGGCTAACTTTGACTACGTGGTTCATGGCGGCAACGACACCTATATTTACGGCGGTTGGCTTAATCTAGCGATGGGCAGCCCCGCATCTATTTCAACAACTGCCGTAGGGTCTGGGACCGGAACAACTTACCAGTGGCACGGGTGGGCTTTTAACGCGACGGCCGTGCCCTCGAAGGGTAACCCGTATCTTGTAGATGTCATGCGTTATGGCCGCTGTGATATTGAGGTAATAGACGGCGACGCAACAGACGGCTTTGGTATCTTCAAAGAGATGGCAGCCGCGAATGACGCCAATGACGTATCATTCACCGCAGACATTCTCGACACGGACGCGACGATAACAAATATCGTCCCGAACACAGACGACCTGTATCCGGGCCTAGCCATAGCAGGCACGGGCATCACAGGTGGAACTCTCATACGCAGTATCACAAGTTCGACCGTGGCTGAAATGTCGGCCGTTGCAACCGCCACTAATACGGACGAGCCGGTAACAGCGACACCAAACAATCGGTGGGGACTCTTCCAGAAGCAGAGTGGTACTACATACCTTGCAAAGGGACTGATGACACTGGGCACGGTTGGCACTGCCGTTGACTTCAGAGACTCCAACGCAACGATTCAGATTGACAATACAAAGAATGTCACGGCACTTTTTAACGCTATCGAAATAAACCATGCAAGTTCGCGCGTTGACTGGACCGGCGTTACTATTGTAGCACTCGGAACTGTGTCTCCGGGCACGTTTGCAATGATTGACGCGGCTGATGTAAACTTTCAGACCTGCTCATTCAGCGACATGGGCTTCTTTGATTTCCAGTCCACCGCTAGTGTGCTGGATTGTTCATTTATTCGTTGTGGGTTGATTGATGCTCTCGGCGCTACCTTCAACGGTTCAAGCGTCTTGACGCCGAACATATCTGCTAATACCTCCGGCCTGATCTGGAACGTCGATACGAACCCCACCGGGCTGCTGGATGACATGACGTTCACTAAAACGTCTGGCCTTCTTCACCACGCCATTGAGTTTGGCACGGCGATTTCTGATGCGTCCTCTTTTACACTGAATAACTGCGCTTTCGGCACAGACTTTTCAGGCACAGAAGAGACTACGGTGGGAGATGAGACATTCCATTTCCTCGACACTACGGGGTCTATAACGCTCAACCTCGTGGACTGCACTGGTAACTTCGGATTCAGGACCGAAGGTGTCGCGGTATCTATTGTTATTGATCCGGTTGCAACAAAGATCACGGTACAGAACGAAGCCGGGGGTCTGCTTGAGAATGCCCGAGTGTTCCTTGAGACGGGCGACGACGGAACCACAGGTTTCCCGTTTGAGGATGCAGTAACGACCCTGGATCAAACAGGAGGGACAGCGACACTGCTCTCAACTGGTGTTCACGGGTTGGACACTGGAGACAAGGTT